CCCGGCCATGGCATTCATCTATGACCTGATTCCACACACGGTCAAGGATGCCTACCAGCGGATCGACATCATCATGAAGTGCACCCAGGTCGGGTTCACGGTCATGGAGATGCTCGCCATGATCTACCTTGGTCTGCGCTTCCCGGCGTCGAAGATCGGCATGTTCATGCCATCGCAAATGCTGGCGTCCGGCAAGTCTACGAACCGCTTCATGCAGATCGTGCGGACCATCCCGGCAGTTCGCCGGCTGATGAAGGAAGGTCTAGCCGAGTCCGGAATCTCAGGCGACGGCAACGTGCTGACCCGGAACATCGGCGAGTCTCGATACCACTTCCTCTGGACCTCTGGCAAGACGGCCACGGAATCGAATCCGATGGACGTGGTCTCGTTCGATGAAGTGCAGGAAATGGTGATCGCGGACATGGAGAAGGTCCGCGAGCGTATGTCCGCCTCGCGCCTGAAGTACACGCTGATGGGCTCCACGGCGAACCTTCCCGACGGCGATATCCACTGGTGGTTCAAAAAGGGGCAGCAGTTCCAGTTTCATACCGAGTGCCCGCACTGCCTCGCGAAGCAGGTGCTTGATGAAAACTTCCCGGCCTGTATTGGCTACGATCCGACCGCGCCGCGGGTGAACGAGCGCGAGCGCGAGGCCGGACTCACGGGCGAGTATCGCTACAAGTGCAAGGAATGCGACGGCTGGATTGACGACACGCAGCGCGGCGAGTGGATTGCGAAGAACCCGGAAGCGGTCAACCGCTCGGTTCACTTCCCGCAAACGCTCTCGCCGACCATCTCTGCGCGCGAAATGATTGAGGCTTATCACAACGCGGCGGACATGCGGAACTTCTTTAACCGGAAGCTCGGCAAGCCGTATGCAGACCCGACACAAATCCCGATCAACCTGGAGATCCTCGCCGAGTGCGTGGAGGAGGGCCGGAAGCTCGGCGTGGTGTGGAAGGATCGTGCAAAAGGCACGTTCATGGGTATCGACCAGATGGGCAAGTTCAACGTCGCCCTCATTTGCGAGCGCCTGCCGACCGGCCATATGGCGCTTATCCACGCCGAGGAGATTTACAGCGACGATCCTTTCGCCAGGTGCTCGGAACTGATTGAGAAATTCGGCGTGAAGGTCTGCGTGTGCGAGTCGCTCCCAAACTATAACGACGCGCACCGCTTCGCGAATCGCCACAAGGGAATCGTATTCCTTGCGAGCTACACGGTCATTAAGGACGCGTCACTGCGCTGGGGCGATGCTGTGCCATCTAAGGCAGAGCGCAAGAGCGACGAAGAGGCTCAGGACCGCTACACGGTCACGCTTGACCAGTACAAGAGCATGCAGGTAGCGCTCGCGCGCATCACGGCGCACGTCACCGTCTTCCCCGATCCGAAGGGGCTGCTGCAAATGCTCTCGGACGACGGGGATAACGGAATTCGCGGCGAGAAGTCGCTCGCATCCATCCTCGATCGCGTGTTCAAGCACTTCACGCGGACGGCGCTCATTGTCGAAATGGACGCCGAAGAACGCAAAATGCGGCGCAAGGTGGTGAAGGTTGGTATCGACCCTCACTTCTCTTACGCCTTCATGCTGATGAACGTTGCTTGGGCGCGCGCCCACGGCGGAACGGCCTTCCTGTTCCCGGATGCAAGTGACGAGGATACGAAAATGGTGATTGGAGATGCTATGGCTCAGAACCACACGCTGAATAAGGTTCTGCGCGAGCGCGATGAAATCACGCAAGACAAGTGCGCCTCGTGCTCGAACTTCGACTTTGACCGTAAATACTGCGGTGCGCTTCAGGTCATTGTCATGCCTGACGCGCACGCCTGCGAGCAGTTCGATCAGGTCTAAGCGGCCTTGATATCCGGGTGCAGCCCGGTTTTAATCAGAAAGAGTTCGAAGCGGGCTTTGTCAATGTGACGCTTCCCGGCTTCGTATTCGTACCAGCGAATGCCGTTGCTCAGGTGGACGAGCGATGCGGCCTTCGACTGGCTGATGCCTGCTACTTGACGAAGGGCGCGCAGTTCTTCTGCGGTAGGCTGGAGGTTCAATCGGCTCCCGGGTTAATTGGTTTCGGTGACTTCACTTTGCTGTCACGCTCCAGCTTCGCGGTGATATCCAGAATGCGTTGCGCGCGGCGAGCCTGCAGGCGGTTAAGCTTGATAATCTCCAGCGGCAACCGGCGCGGCGCTTCGTGGAAGGCGTAGAACGGCCTAACCCCGAAATTCGCATACAGATACTCAAGTTCAACCTCGCCCTTCGCGACATTGCGCTTCAGGCCAAGCAGTTCCGCTTTGAGCGGACTCAACGCCGGGCCCCACGTGAACCTGAAGCATAGCGGGGCCAATTCGGGGAATGCCTCGTCCATAGCCTTGCCGAAAAGCCTTTCGATAAACTTTGCGATCAAAACAGGGCCTCCTGCCGGGTATCAACCGGCTTCTCTGCCTTCGGTGCGCGCGGCGCCGGGTCCGACTGCTCGCGGCTCATCATTTTCGCCATCGCATCGATGACGGCCTCGCCGCTCGGATTGCCCCTCAGACGCTCTACCAGCCCCGCTATGGCGTCGTAAGCGCTGGCGTACGCCGTTGCCTTGCCCGGGACAAACCAGCCCGCGTTGTGCGGAATCATGTCGTTCCAGTGGCAGCCGAGCGACTTCGCCAGTTGTGCGAGTGCCTCTTCGGCCGACTCGACAAGCTTCGCCGACGGCGGGGCCGTGAGGATCGCGCGCTTCATCGCCGGCGACATCGCCGCGGCAACCTGAATCGGCGCCAGCGCGGGCATCTCTTCGATCGGCCATCCCTCGGCCGGGATGCCAGGGCCGTCGGGGAACTTCTTCCAGCCCATCATTTTCTGGAAGTCTTCATCGTTCGGAAACCAGCGCACTGCGCCGCCCACGACCACGCAGCGCTTCGCGAGCGCCGTGTGCTGCATCACATAGCCGACAACCGCGTGACTGCAGCGCTCTGCTACCCGCTCGGCACGGTCGCCGGTTGCCTCGGACACAGAACCAAACGTAATCATTCAGATGCTCCCAGTTGAGCCAAAATGTTGGAGAAGGCGCGAGTGCCCTCGCGAACCTGCTTTGCTGCCCTTGCGCGAGCGCGGAACGCACGCTGAATCTCAGTCTTCGAGAGTTGCGGCGGGCGCGGAACATCCGGCCCCTTCCCGCGCATATACATGGCGTGAGGAGCGCCGCACCGCAGCGTGTCCGACCCGAAGTGCATGCGCTTCTTCCATCCTCCGATATGGACGATCCCCTCTTCGCGAAGCTCGCCGATCATGTTCCAAACCGTGGCGCGCGAGTAGCCGCTATCTTTGATGATGTCGTCTATGAGTTTGGCCTTCAGATACGACATGCTCGCGAGGATGACCTTGCGCGTGTAAAGGCGGTCTGGCCGTGTCATGCCGCGTACCTCAACTGATCCCAAATGTTCGACTTCCCTTCCTTCGCCAGCGTCCTCGCGCGGATGACGATGCGGCGCCCCTTGCGGTATTTGATGCCAACCGTCTCCGCACTCAGACGCTTGTTTTTCGGCGCGTCCGGAAGCCCTTCGGGATTGAGCGCATACACCGCGAACGGCTGGCCGGACAAGCGCTCGCCAGAAACCTCGTGCGTACGGTTGATCCACCGGCAGACACGGACAGTCTTATCGTCGCGCAGAGACTTCAGGATGCGATAGATGGAATTGAAGTGCATCCCGGTCTTCTCTTCGATATCAGCCCGCGTCGCTTCCCCATCGCCAATTGCAGCGAGGAGAAGGCGGCGAGATATTTCACGCTCTTTTTGCATCGCGTAATTCGCCGCCATGATCTTAGTTACCCTTCACGCGTTCAATCCAATCTGCCAAGCGGCGGAAAACTGCCGGGTCCGTTTCATCGCCCTTGAGCAAGTTTGCTTTCTGTGAAATCACTGCAATGTTCCCTTTTACGTATCCAAATTCCGGCCTAACGCGGTCAAGCGATGGGCTGTCTTTAGCGTTCCCGCCATTGCCGTCATAGTTGCGTCTCAGTGGAATACCAAGGACCGGGCATAGACCGTCTCCCGGCCAGACTTTCAATATGTCGGACGGCGAGATATCGAATGGAACCCCGAACTTCGCGGCTCGCCTCCTAGCCGAATTCCACATGATCGTTTCGGCCTCGTCGCGCCTGCGCCGCTCGTAATAATCCCGGGCAACCACTTTTGCTATCGGCTTCTTTCGATACTCGGATTGCGCAGCCCTCTGGCATCCAACGCATACGCCGCTGGTTGCGTACCTGTCTTCGACGTGTCCGCGAGAGCAGGGCTTACCGGTGCGGTACTTAGGCAGGCCCAAGGCTTTCGCCTCAGACCCGCTCGATGGCAGCGTTAATTCCCCTTTACGCATACGACTTGGCGCAACGTATGGACGATCTCGACCAGGTCGGCTTGGTTCGCCATGACTTCATCGATGTCCTTATAGGCTCCGGGCGCCTCATCAATCACGCCGGCGTCCTTGCGGCACTCCACGCCCGCCGTCTGCGCCTTCAGGTCTTCCACTGAGAACGTCGCTGCAGCCTTCGTGCGGCTCATCTTGCGGCCTGCGCCATGCGAGCATGAGCAGTACGACTCCGGATTACCCTTGCCGCGTACGATGAAGCTGCGAGCACCCATGCTGCCCGGGATGATGCCAAGATCGCCCTTGCGAGCGCGGATTGCACCCTTGCGCGTCACCCACAAATTGCGGCCGAAGTGGTTCTCGCGCTCCACATAGTTGTGGTGGCAATTCACGGCCTCATGCGTGATCGTGAAGGGCTTTTCGATATGGCGACGGATAGCGGCGATCGTCGCATCCATCATGACGCGGCGGTTTTCCAGCGCCCAATCCTGCGCCCACTTCACGGCCTCCACGTACTTGTTGAAATCCTCGGTTTCCTCGGGGATATAGGCGAGATCGTAGTCGGGGAGACTGATGAAATACCGCTCCATGTTCTCGCGCGCCTTCCAGATATGGCGGCGACCGATCTCGTTGCCTGTTCCGCGGGACCCGCTGTGCAGCATGACCCACACGTCGTCATTTTCATCCAAGCAAATTTCGATGAAGTGGTTGCCACTGCCGAGCGTGCCAAGCTGAAACCATGCGCGCTCGAAAGCCTTCAAATGGTCGTCTTCGCCGAACGGCTTGATGCGGTTGAATTCTGCCCACAATGGATGTTGCGGTCCCGTGCCGTGGCCGGGCGGGACATACTTCGAGTTGTGCTTGCCGCCTGCGCCGAGTGGAACGTCGCGCTCGATCTGATGGCGGATTGCCTTCAGGCTTTCCGGAAGGTCAGACGCCTTCAGCGACAAGCGCACGGCGTTCATGCCGCAGCCGATATCTACGCCGATCGCGGCCGGAATGATGGCCTTCTCAGTGGCAATGACCGTACCGACGGTCGAACCGATGCCAGCGTGCACGTCCGGCATGCAGGCCACACCGTTCCCGGCAATGAAGGGCAGGCGCGCGAGGTTTTTAAGCTGCTTGAGCGCCGACTCTTCAACTTCAGTAGTCCAAATCTTAATAGGGCGCGAGCCCTCTTCGTTGATTACGTGATTCATGGTTACCTCAAAAAGTCGGGGAGCCCCGGGAATTCGAAACGGGGGCTGCTTATTTCCGGCACATACTGGTCGCGGGTATGCTTGCGCGGCTCAACCCTCGGCTTGGTCTTTTGCATTTCCTCGTAAATGTGCTGCGTCAAGCGATCGGCGATGTTCCTGCAAAGCGCTTCCGGGTAACGGGCTGTGTGCCACGCAATGGAATCAATCGCATATCCGTAGGCTTTCCCGTCGTACTTTGCGACCACGTGGCGCGTCATGCGAAGGTCCTCGCTCGCCAGCACGCACATGACCGGCAAGCGGACTTGCTCAATGCGCATCGGCTGAAGCATCGGGTTCTGAGAGAAATCCCAGTAACGAGACACGCCGCTGTTGAACTCGCGCTCGTGGTTCATGACCGTTACATAGTCTGCGTCCCGGAAGCTCATCGTCACGCTGCGCGGCTGGAATGCAATGCAATATTCACCGACGATGCGCTTGGCGCAGTCAATCTCGCGCTGCAGCGCCTTCGAGTGTTCGAAAAGCGAGACGTTGTCCCGGTCGCCCTTCGCGACCCTTTCTGCTAAATCCTTGATAAGCGCCCGGTGCGCGCGCTTCTGATTACGACCGTACCGCTTGCTCATTCTGAGTTCCGAGGTAGTTGATATGGTCAAGCAGGAACAACACGACTTCGGGGCTCATGGCCGCGAAGAAATCCGCATTGCGCCACTCATATTCGGCTTTGCCGATCGTGCAGGAATACTGCGGCTTGGCATTCACGAAGCGCATCACTACGCGGTCCGTGCGCACGTCCTTTATGACGGTCTGCGGATAGGCCCAATTCAGGTTCAGGTCGGCGCGGTACGGGCCTTCGGGCCACGCATCGTCCGCCAGCTTGCGCAGCTTTGCGAACAGCGCCTTTGCGTCAACGCGACCTACTTCAGAACCCTTTGCGTGAGCTGCTGCCAGTTGCGCCTTCAGCGTGTCAATGCACTGCGCCTGCGATGCCTCGCGATT